ATTGCTTTTGTTTTCTTTTTCATCGAATTGATAAACTTTCTATAGACTGCTGCTTCAGCAGTTTTACCCATCACTCTCGCTCTTTGCTCCATAGCAATCGCTGCTTGAATTTTATGAGCGTGTGATCGACTTGATTTCCTAATTTTTGCCACACTCGCTTTCGCAATAGCGACATTCTTAAAACCAAGTCCTTGAATAGTTCCTTTAGGATCTTCATCAGTATATAAGTCAGAATGTTTTTTAGATTTAGCAGGTTGTCCTTTCTTACGAGGAATACGAGGATTTGATGCTTCACCTAAAGATTTCTTTTTCTTACCAGCACAATGTGCTTTCTGACTGAATCCTTTTGGGTTATCACAGTCAATTGACTTCTTATACTTATCAGACCAACCTTCTTTTACAAGGAAACCATCCTCACGCATTTTATATCCGTCAGGGATAGGTTTACACTTTTTGTCGGTATTACAATAGTAAGATCCTTTTTTACAGGACTTTTTACCCATTTACAAACTATTCAGAGCTATTATTATTTAGCAATCCGTCCTTTAACATCTTTGAGAGTTCACTAGTTGAACCTACAAATAATGCGTTGTTCGTAACAGTATTTTGAGTTTTTGGATTATCTGCCTCTATATCTTTAACTTTCTTATGTAAATCCGCTAATTTATCTGTAGTATCTGCAACTGATTTTATTAATTGACCAGCAACTTCATACGCTCTTGGACTTGCAGTTTCACCTGCAACCTCCATAATACCATTGATTGCTTCTTGTCCCTTTTCAATTAATGAATATAAATTACCTCTTGTATAATCATAATCTTTTTTAACTTCATCATCTCTGGTTACTTCATCTGCTTTGACAATCGCATCAACTTCAACACTTCCATCAGTGTTGAACGTGTCATTTAGAGAATCGTAACCTTTTGCCATTAGATGTCTACTCCCCTATTCGGTGCAAAGTCTTTTGCATCTCCAAAGAATGTGCTTGTTTCTGTAAATCCAAAATCATCACCTGGTTCAATTAATGCATCATCTTGAGTATCTATAACATCATCATCGTTATAATCTTTCTTTGCCTTTGGTACAACTGTATATCTTTGAACTCTTTTTGCTGTTCTTGTATTTGTATCTGAATAGTAATCCAACTGAACTTTTTTGATAAGTCCTTCTGGAGTTTTTGCAATAAAGTTGAAAAAGAATGTTTTTGCTGTAAATGATAAAGTGTATATTAATGCTCTTCGAGTTGCAAAATCCCCCTCATAGTCATCTTGTTGTGATATATTATTCAAAACCATAGGAATATCTCTTTTCTCACCAATTGATTTTACCAAGTCTATTGAGATATTAAAACCTGGTTGAAAGAATGGTAGTATCTGCTCTAATATTTGTAATCCATCATCCTGCAATTTGACCAGAATATTTAAATCAAATCCAAGATTATATGGCACAGGCATAAACACTTTCTTCATTTTATCCCCATCTTCTTTATCAACTGCCTTGAATGTTTGAGTTATACCTGCCTTTCTTGAAGAATCATATGATATATTTGTAATTTCAAATGACATTCTTGGTAATGTAATTTGAGTTGCTTTATTGAGTTCTGCTTGTTGTGTAATTCTTGCTAAAAATTTTTGTCTAGGACCATATGCAATTGGGACTTTTATATCACCAAGGTCATTTCCTGCACCATCTTGATGACGTACATGAATATCATTAAACAGTGTGCCAAATGCAATCACCGTCTTTCTTATAATTTCGTGATAAAAATAATTACCTAACATTAGAAACTACCAAATGGGTTTGATTCAGTAAAGTCAATAAGTAAATCTGCCTCAGACTCAAATATATCCCCTTCATTATATTTATCGGTAGTATCATCCTCGAAAGTAGCAACACTAAATAATGCTTCTGATGTAAGACCCTTAATATCTTCACCAGGGAAGAATCCTGTTGTGGTTGTTCCAATTCCAACATTACCTACTTGAAGTATTCCAGTATCCTGATCCCAACTCTTAACTCTTGCTTGAGTTCCAGAACGCATACCCTGTACAACTTCATTGAATAAGTAAGTTCCAATACCACTAATTGTTTCAGGATCTGATATTGAAACTGTTACAGTATTATCATAATTTTTACCAGGATCTTGAACAAAGATAGATTTAACCTCATTAAATCCAGTTGATAGATCAATTCCTATAGATGCAACACCAACTGCTTTTTGAGAGGCAATACCTAAATTTGGATTTGATACAGTTACTGTAGGTGCGGTTCCATAACCAACTCCTTCATCTGTTACAATAAATCTAATAACTCCATTAGATGTAGTATTAATACCAACAGTTGCAGCTGCACCTACTCCACCACCACCTGATATAGTAATGATAGGTGGACTTGTATAATTTGCACCAGCATTAGTTAATAATATCTTCTCAACAGACCTTACACCTGCCCTCTCGGTGGTGAAAGCAACAGCAGTAGCATTATCACCAGAATTACCGCTTGGAGAGGTTGTAATCGCCACTGTAGGTGTTCCCGTGAATCCTGAACCATCATTATTCAAGAATATTTCATTAATGTAACCAGATCCTATTACAGCGTTCGCTGTTGCTGTTCTACCAATTCCTATAAGTTGTAAAGTTGTGATGTAACCCACATCTTCAACTTGAGTATCTATTACTTCGATAGAAGTATCAATAACTTCATCCTCATATTCAAAGAGTTCACATTTAAGTTTATAAACATAAGTGCTTCCTAACTGATAAAATGGATCTTCATGCTCTACAAACTTTATTTCAAATAATCTTTGACCTAATGGGAAAAATACCAAATCACCTTCACGAGGTCGAGATGCTAAAGTGATATCATCATCGGCATTCATAAAAGGTGCTATAAATTCTTCAAATCTTTCTTTTGATATGGTAAGTGTAACTTCATCTCTTAAACTCATACCAAATTTTGTTAATACATCACCTGCACCAGCATATCCGTCGAAATTTTCAACATATGCTTCAATTGCAAAGTTATCATCAAATTTTGATGACTGTACTTCTTCAATAATAGTTTTTTGATTAACAAATTTTCTTGGTATAAAAGTTATCTCAACACCGTAAATTTGTAATTGTTCATTTATTAGGTCTTGAACTAGTCTTTGTTCACCCTGAGAACCTTGTAAAAAGAAAGGATTTAGTGCCATTATACATTACCCAATAAAATCAAGTGGTGGCATTTCATAATCTTGTGTCATTCTACTTCTTAGTGCATCTAATTCTCTAACTCCTTCATCATATATCTCTCTACCATTAAGTTCAATTCCACCTGGTAGTTTAGTTCCTCTAAATTTAATTAAATTTTGACCCCATTGTTTTTTAAGTAATGCTGTAAAATATCTTTTAACAAAAGGATCATTATATATTTGTTCTGTATCTATCGCACGGAAACAATCAATAACAAAAAAAGTATCTAAGGATTGTGCACCCCAATCAATATCCATGTATAATTTATCTTGTCTCATATTAAATCTTATTTGCTTATCAGTTGTAAGTAAGAAATCAATATCCTCAAGATATGTTTTTGTCATAGCATATTGCAATAGTTCAACTGAATTAAAATAATATAAGTCATTTAAAAATAATTGATATTTAATACTAAACATTCCACCAGAAATGGAACTTGTATCAAACTTAAATATTTTATTTACTCCCAAAATAGTATCTGGAACTGCTAAAAAATTTGAAGTTTCATAAAAATCACTTGAAACTGTGGTTGCAGTATTTGTAGATATACCACTTGTAGTTACTATTCCGACTCCATCTGTTCCTTTTGCTCTTCCTCTATCTAAATCTTCTTGAGTAACCTTATATTTAAGATACATTCTTTCAATGCCATCATAATGACGCTCTTGATATATCTGTACAGTATCATCTACCAAATCGTGTAGTTGATCATCATCTACATTAATTTGTAAAATAGGTGCTCCTAACTGACGCAAACCATAATTGATAAGTTGTCCTCTATTCGTGGGTTTCATTTTTTATCCTTTAGGTTTGCAAGTTCCTCTAAAAGTTCGTTTCTTTCTTTTTCAAAATCATTTTTTAGAGTTTGTAATTTTGCCTCCAAAAGAACATTTTGATTTAATGCTGATGCTAATTTAGAATTATATAAGTTGACGAGTATGTTTACGTCCACTTCACTGTTTTGTGGCATTTAGAAAGTTCCTCCGTCTAGGGTTGATGTCCAATGTGGTTTGTTAGTATATGTATTCGTTACAGCATCGGGTGATGTGCTTAAGTTTTGAATCGCTCCACTTTGTCCTTCTCTTCTTAAGTTATTTGAATTGTTGAATGTTCCTTCAACACCGACTAATGGAACTGATGTTCCACCACTCACAGCACTCTCAACGACACCAAAGGCATTTGTGGTGTCTTGCTTCACAATATCACCTTGTGACAGTGTAACAGCACCTGGTAGTGTTAGAACCACTTTTGTGATTGCTGTTAATATTTGTTTTGATGTTATGACAGGTGATGCAGGAGCATTTGTAGATCTTTGTAGACCTTCACTATCGAACCAAACGACTCCACCTGATGCAAAGTTTCCTGATTGATAGTAGATACCTTTAATATCTAAGAAACCTTTTGTACCTGTAACAACACTTGCTGAGATAGTTGCATCAGGAACGTATGTCCATCTTCTACT